AAGAAGACGGTGATGAGGAAGGGGAGCTGGAAACCGAACTACTCGGACTATCTGACGGACTTGGTGAAGAAGATGGGGAACTTGATACTGAGCTGGAAGGGCTACTTGATGGAGAACCGGCGGTTGCGGTGTAGGTGGCGTAGATGGAGTATTTTCTTGCCTCAAGGGTTGAATTAGTCCAGCCATCAAAATCATTAGGCCAACCTTCGCTTATTAGTCTTCTTGCCTCAATTCCAGTACCAGCACCAGCGCTGTCAAAATATATAAATACATATGTAGTAGGTTTTGTTGAAACACTATAAGTTCCTTGTATCAGTAGCCAATAAACCGTATCCGCTAATGCAGCAAGGGCTGTAGGAAAAGATATGGTTGACCAACCTTGGAAGCCAGAAATACCATTATCTCTAGCAGTGTTACCCAATTTTGTTTCGTCTGCATATTTATAAACACCAAAAGAAATCGGGTTATCTTCTGTTGAAGTGTGTCTAACGTAAGCAGTAACACTGGTAATATTACCATTTTCAGTTAATTCAAAATGACTACCATTATAACCAAAATTGTTAGTTCCCCCGCTTAAGTTTATTTCTTCAGACGAAGCCCCTTGACTCGTGAATCCGAAAGTTGGGTCTACCATTATTGGGTACGAAGCGGTATCTATAAAATCTTGTGGGACAGTGACTGTAAGCGTGTCAGTTTTCTCCTTAATATTTAGCTCACACCAAACTTTTTTACCATTAGCGTCTCTTGCGTATGGTCGATAGATATGAAAAGCCTTACCAGTTTGGTACTTTTCTGATGCTTCTTCAGATTTATTGACATTTGTATTATTCTTTTTGTAGACAGCATATGAGCCGATAGCATTAACTGGTCGCTTTACGCCGTTTAGTATTTCTTCATCAGACAGAGCTTCTTGTTTATAAAAATCAAGCCCCTTAGTCTCTATCGAAAACTCTAGTACATTACTGGCTGGCTTCTCATCTAAATGTATTTCTATCTCAAACATTCCGTCTTCAGCTTCGGCTATTGGTGAAAACAAGTTATCAAGCTGGCTTCGTTCTGCTTCAAAAAACTTGTCTTTATGAAACATCTTGACAGTTTTGCCAGATTTTTTGTAACTAATCTCACCCCCGACATCAGTAACAACTTCCGTTCCATCGGGATTAATACCTTTTAGACCAACTGAAAGATTGATTTCGTTGCTCCACTTTTTTAGTTTTGCTCGTGGAAAAAATGCAGTCTGCTTTGCGTCACCAATCTCAACCTCAATAAGCTCAGAGCCGTCAGACTTTTTGAGCTTACTTACTTTTGTAGTGTCATTTAAGACATCGAATGGTTTACGGTTTATCGACATAGCCATGTTTTATGAAAGTTTCATTACGGAATATATCTTGCTCATTTTCCAAAGCCCTTGCAGATAATTTTTCACCAACAGAAGTGTTTTTGAAAGTAAAGTTCCGAGCTTCAAACTCTAGTATTACGGCGTCTATAATTTGCTCTTTTGTTATATTTGGGTGTGTTTCGTGTATACCTGCTGCTCTTTCTGACAATTCTGATGTGTGTTTCGTGAGTATCATTGCTTCACGAGCTTTTTCATAATCATTATCTAGGGCGAAAAAGAAACCAATAAAATTATAATCACCTAAGGGTGTAGCGTGAGTCACTCCGACTACCTTTTTGCCATTTATTTTTATATCATTCGTGTCAGGAGTATGCTCGGCAGTAATATCTAGGCGAGCAAAAATATCCACAATCATGTCGCAAGTAGACGCTAGGTTTGAAATACCTTTAGGTATATACCCAGTTATTTTAAGCATGTTTGGACTAAAGTGAACTGGACCACCTGTACCCATAAATCTCACAAACGGTATATTAAATCTATTGTTCTCAATGTAGTGATTAGAGTAGGTCAAATCTCTGCCAGCTAAGATAACGTCCTCAAGTGTTATCGCCATCAAAAATGGTCGGTTAAATTCGCAGATACTTTTCTCTAAACCACAGGCAAAAAATGGCTCAGTCAGACCCTGATTGTAGAAATCTAGTTGTAATTTTTTGCTTTTGTTAATCATGTTCGTTGCCAATTATATTTATTCCAAACTCGCTCGTGGGTGTAGTGAACTACTACAAAAAAGATATTACTCACTACAGCATAAATTGCTCCCTCACTCGCTGTTGCTCCCATTAGAAATATCGTAATCAAAAACATAATGCTCAGCGACCACAAACGCCAAGTGATAGTTTTAAGTATACTTCGCAACTTTGTATCTTTTGCACCGTCTTTCAGCACTTGAAAATATACCCACAGTCGTTCGTGAACTAAGAATGAGACTAGTCCTATTGTCCAACTAAAAATTATAAACTTTGAAATCCACGTTACATCTTTGGCGAATAGCAACCCTGTTACTACCAAGGAAAGCATTACAAAGAAGCGATAACTTAGTGTTTTAATGATTGTTCTTTTTTTTGTGTCCATAAATAGATATTAACACATTGCTAAGACATAAACCCTGTGGTCTCCTCCCAAGCAGAGCCAGTCCAGCGCTTCAAAATGCCACCGGGATGTGGGGCAACACTAGGCGAGCTACTGACACTAGATGAAGCTGAACTACTTATACTTGATGATGGGGAGTCTGACGGACTTTCTGAAGGGGATGTGCTTGGTGAATCGGAAGGTGAATCAGAAACTGAATCACTGGGACTATTAGAAATAGAGTCTGAAGGACTGTTAGATGGTGAGTTGGAAATCGAGGCGGAAGGTGAATCACTAGGTGAGTCTGATGGTGAACCTGCTGGAGCAGTTAGTTGTGACAAGTCAATGACCCCCCATCTAACATGGACATTATTTCCGCTTCTATGTACCCAGTGATTAATAGTTCCGCTAGAAGCATTAGCAATACGTCCAGCTAAGGAAGCTCTAGCATGAGCTATACCAGTTCCATTAGTTGAGACTGTCCACTCTAGCCCTAATTGGTTAATGTCTCTAGTTAGGTTAGTGCCAGCTGGAAAGCCTAAGTTTGTACCGTATGAGTTATTTCCCTCTCTGATACTAGCGTTATAACTTCTCGTCACTATCATGTCATCGTTCTGGACGACATAGACGTAAGCAGTACCATCGTTACGAGCTGCTGGGTCGCCATCTTGGTAGTCAACATAGACATTAGAGGTAGTCGTACCAACCTGTACTAAAAACATTGTGTCAGCAAGCCCAGTCTCACTAGTATCACCCTCACCAGTAGCCTCAATAAATGCAGTCCCCCAGTCTCCAATATCTTCACTAAGAGTCACCAGCTCTCTAGCAGTATCGTGATTTGAACTGACCGCCGAAGCTACAGTCCAGTTAGCCCCGGTAAACTCTACTACTGTAATATATACAGTAATTGAGCTACCTGTATTAGATTGTCTTGAGACAACTACATTTCCTGAGCCGTCCATCCTTACTCCAAACGTAGACCCCTCATAATCAGAGTTACTAGTTTCAGTCGAGCTATAGCCAGCTACAAAAGGGACACAGTTGGCTTCAGAGACAATACCTGAAATTGCAGACAGGTTAGATAGTTGAGCAGTGGTTAGCGTTATAGCTACTCGACCTCTTACAATAAACTCATTAGCTCCACCCGGAGCGCCTGTATACCGCCAAACCTCACCCATCATCTTTTGCGTACCGTTAGCGTTTCTAAAAGTAAGGGTATCGGTAGCTGTGAGTTCTGCCGCCATCGAAGCATCTCTTGGCCCAAGATTGGCAGTCGAACCAACTAGCCCTGCCGAACCTTTACGAGTGTTGTTTATATTCTTAACAAAAGCACTAGCAAGAGAGCCAACATCATTGGCAAGTGTATGCGTTCCACCATTTGCTTTATCTACGTCAAATGATTCTACGAGGATGTCTGACATGCTATAACTTTACCACAAAATCCTTTGCATGCTCCCTAATTTTTGTCAGCATTTCTGCTCCTTCTCCCTTATCCCAACCTTCAACCGGGCCAAACTTGTCGATAAGCCACACTAGCGGCAGCGTCTGATGCTCCCAAGTGTTGTCTAAAAAGAGTCGTTGAGACTTCTCACGAGCTTTGGCTACTTGAGAATTATCTTGCTTGTAGGGGAATGAGAAGTCGCCGCCCTGAGTACGGAATAAATGGCCATACCAAGTTGAATGATTCACTATGCACCGGCCACCTGAGAGCCACGTTTTACAAGCTACCTCAGTACCCTGCGCTCCCCAAGAACCAAAGTCTTCATCACACATATTCAGTGACCAGTAGCGCTCAGCAGAGAGAGCGAAGCATGAGCCTTGCAGTGACATAGTTTCACTGTAGCCAGTTTTCTCCTGAGCTTTGTAGGTATCAGTCTTCTTGAAAGAGTTGAAGTACTGGAAATGTAGCTCATGGTCAAATCGGTATGAAGTGCTTTGTGGCTTCAGCTTAGGATTCCAAATAAAGTCTTTTACAGTTTCCTGACCACATTCTTTACAAACACCTGAAGGACTCTGATACCGGCGATGACCTTTGGGACACAGCCAGTCAAAAGCATGTAGGTTACGCATGACAGGCACTTGAGTGATATTGTCGCCGAGGTCTTTGAAACCCTGCAACAGCTTCTCATCAAACTTATCATCCCATGCTGTGTGAGCATCGGTCTTCATCAGGTACTTCCCTTTGGCAATCCGAGCTGCATCATTGGTAGAAGACCGCTGACCCCGGGATTTGAAATGCCGGATAACAGTAATGTCTTTATGCACTGGTAGTGGCTTCACTGCTGGCGCACCATCAAGGACAACAATGATTTCAGTCTTGTCGGTTTTGTGCTTGAGAATGTCCTCAAGTGTCTCAGACAACCATTCTTCGTTGCGACTAGGGATGAGTATGCTTAATTCAATTTTCATATATTTTATTTAACTCAACTGAGTTTCCCCAATGAGGAATATCAATCGCTCGTATATTACCGAAACTTTTTCGCTTGCGCTTCTGTCTCTCCTCGTGAGCATCAACGTGGTTGAACTGGATGACTCCAATGGGAGAGAAGGCTATTTCTGACTTGCGTAGGGTCACACCCAGTCCACGCTCCACTCGGTCTCTACCAACCTCACCAACAAACTTAGGATTCCAGTTGTCACCTAGCTTTTCAAAGCGTTCCTCAAGAGCTTCGATGAGTAATTTTCGCGGCGCAATTAATGTTGAGTTACTGTAGCGGTTACGCCATGAATACATCTCAGGATTCCAAGTGAAAAGACCCCAACGATGTTGGTTATACAAGAAAGTATCGCTATTACTTGGCCTCAACTTGAAATGGCTCTCGTGGTAGAAGCAGTCATCTTCAGCCACTGCTATGTATTCCGTATCAACTAGCTTTGCTCCTCGAAGCATCTGAAGGTAGATGTTGATATAGCCCGGCTCGTTATCATCTAGGATGTACTCACAGTCCATTGGCTGGCGAGAAATAGCTAACAGGTTACTGTCACCGACAGCTTTCTTTAGAGTCTCAAACTGGTACTCAGCAAACTTGCTGGGCATCCGATTAAGTGTCAGAAATAGAACGCTCAAATCTTGCATACATTGTGTCTCCTTCATTAACTTTCAGTATATCACCTGACAGTGTGAAGCCATTATCGCTCATAAATTCGACCAACTCCTCTTGAGTCCACTCCTGAACGTGGTATTTATCCCTCACACGCTGATTAGGCTGTCGTTCGGGAGTTACTATATAAATCACTGGTGCGACCCGCCTAGCCTCAGCCAGTGCCTTCTCAGGTGCATCGAAATGCTCTAAGACATCAATCATAGTGACCGCATCAAATGAGTTGTCCTTAAAAGACAGGTTGTAGGCATCACCAAGCTCCACATCAACTCCTACCGCCTGAGCAATCCTGACTGCTTCAGTCTCGTTATCAATACCTTTTGCTCGCATCAAGTAAGTAACTACCCCATCTCCAGCACCTACATCAAGAATATTGTCTTCAGTGACCCACCGCTTAATTCGGTCAGCGTGTTTGCGATACTTAGTACCTCGTACATACTGCCTCCAGTGATAACCTCCCTGTTCATCATATTTCTTAAATTCCATAAGTCGATATTATTTGTATATTTTTATTATAATGCGTGGTGAAATCTTCCATCCTCTCCTCACTTTTCCAGTCACCAAATTCAGATAACTGAAACTCTGACTTCCGACTCCAAAACCGGCAGTCATCACCATCCATTTCTATGTTCCAGCGATGGATGCCAGAGTACTTTTGAGTCTCGCCTTCGTTCGGACTATGCCTGAGATACACAATCCCTTTGGAAACCCGGAGAAGCTCAGCGATAGCGCTCCGAGGACTCTTGGTATGGTCGAGCGCATTAACGCAATGCACAATATCAAATGAGTTGTCAGCGTAGGTGAGGTTCTCCATATCCTGATATTCAACATCAAAGAGTAGGTCGCCATAGATTTCTTTATACTCAAGCGCGAGGTTGTCACAGGCAGTGATATTAACCTTCACTCCTTCCAGCTCATCACCAGTAGTGAGAATCGGCCCAGCACCTACATCGAGAATAGAGACCTCCTTCTTGTCTCCAATTAATGGGATGAGATATTCAGCGAGTGGCCGGTGTTTGTTAAAAGCCTCGACCTTCCACTTCTTCTTTCGTTGATAGTGTTTTACGGTCATAGAAAACGTGGCTTAATAACTTCCTCATAATACTCACCATACTTATCAACATTGTCAGACCACAGCTCCAAGTCATTCTTAGCTGGGTAGGTACGACTAAACTTCTTATGCTTGTGAGCATACCAAGTGTTTTTATTAACCAGCACCTTACCCCCGGCTTGCCATGTCTTCATAGATATATCTAATGGCTCTTGCGGGAAGATAGCATCATCCTCAAATGGATTGATGGTTTCAAACCATGATTTGTGCATCACCCAACAAGAACCTTGGAAAGCCATGGTTTCGTCAATCATTATATCCTTCCGCTTTCGCTGGCGACTCCGCCATACCTGACCGTGGAACTTCTTATACCGGGAATGTATGATTAGCTTCTCGTAATCAACCGGCATCTCATCTGCCATGATTTCCCACTTCTCAACATCTAACTGATACCGGCGAGGAATCATCACTTCATTCTCTGCTGGCTTCAATTCTAAGTCGAATCCTTTAGCAAACTGGCAGTGGGCATCTACCTTCATTATCAAATCTCCTCTCGCCATCTTTACTCCAGCTTCAATAGCTTCTTTCAATCCCTTTCGCTCCGAAAAATAGATAGGGTGGACTCGATGGTGTTCGTAGACTTTCTCATCACCACCATCAATGACTGGAATAATTTCTATATCACCACGTTTGTTCCAAATAAGTGAACGGATGGTTCGGTTCAGGTAAGGGTCATTGCAAGAAGGAATTATTATACTTAACATATTGAAAAGTATAGCACGCGAAAATTAGGTAGCAGAAGTGTCTATCCAAAGGTCATTTAGACTTGGTGAGGTTGGGGCAGTATCACCCACTGTGATGCGAATATTATTACCAAGAACAACCTCAGTAGAGTCGTAATCAGCCGCCATAGCCAGCAGTTGGATGAACACCAACTCTGCCATAGTGAAAGCGTCCTCTGGGTCAAATAACGGTGTGTGTCTTCCTTCTTGTCTTGACATATTATTTTGGTTTACGCTTAGGAGCAGCATCGTACACAGCTCGGTACTCTGCGGTCAATCGGCGAGACATTACTGAAATATCACGCTCCCTAGCCCGCATACTGGTAAGTTTATTCTTCTCACGAGCCAACTCCTTCAGTTGAGCAGCTCGAGTTTTTTCGATGTCTTCCATCTTCTGATTGGCAACAGCAACTTTTGACTCTTGAGAGACAATATCTTTTTCCAGCTTCTTGTTACTGGCAATAAATGCAGCTTTGTCTTTTTCTAACCTTTTCAAATCAGCCTCACTAGCTTCAATCTTACTCAGCAAAGCATCTAGTGTGCCACTTAGTTTTCCAATCATTGAGTCAACTAGCCGGGCGCTTGATGGTGCTTTAACTTTTTCTTTCTGTAATAAAATGGTTGCATTGAGGAGGTCTTTGGCACTTTCCAATTTCAAAATAGTATCTTCGAGCGATTCTTTTCTCTCTACTAGATTCGATAATTTAGTGTTCTCACGTTGAAAGACAGATGCAATCATATCTTCAAAGCGGCCAACCAGACCTCGTTTCTCATCCAACACAGCATCTAATACCACCTTTTCTTGCTGCTTTTTCACAATCTCACCTAAAATGAACCCAAGTCTTACTTGAGAACGCTGAATGTCTCTTTTGATTGCGAGTGCGCTGGCTGGTGTGTATTTCATAGTATTAAGGGCGGTTTCCCGCCCTGTAAATTAGTTGTCCCGACCCATGGCATTTGCCGTAGCAGAACCGTTTAGACCTCCTACACCCTTCACTGTTGCTTTGAAATCAACACATGCTGGTAGCGGTAGGCTGTCAACGAATTTTGCTGGAGTAGTTGCTCCCACTTCACTAGGTACTGAAGCTAATTCTCCTGTACCATCGTTGCGATATGGTAACTCGTACCAGTCCCCATCCTCTTGGAAACGAACGTAGTAGCGAATCTCGATACTCGTATGAGTTCCGAGGTCAACATCCCAGAAAACAGACAATTGTGAATCGGTAAGCAACTCGCCGTCATCGATGTTGAATACATCAAGCTCAACAAGGTCTATGTCTGCTTGTGTTCCTCCACCTAAGTGATTTGGTTTACCGTACATAATGAATTTGGGTTATTTGTTTTTTGCAGCTTCAGCATCAGCTTTTGCTTTGGCATCAGCTTCCTCTTTAGCTTTTTTTTCTTCTTCCTTCTGCTTCTTTTCAGCTTCCTTCTCTGCCTTTTCAGCAGCTTTGGCAGCTTCAGCAGCTTCTTTGGCTACATCCTTTGCCACAACATCAGTGATAGTAACTTGCATACCTAGTCGGTCTTCAAGCATCTCTGCGTGTTCATCCTGTACCACCACACCTGCTGCATCAATAGTGATTTCATTAGCCTTTTCGCCGTGTCGTTGACCATTGATAAGGAATTTGATGTCTTCTGCTTTTTTGTTTGATAGACAAACTTTTTTCATAGAAATTATATTAGTGATGTTGCATCCCTATCGCCACCCCCGAAGGGGCAGAGTAGAGATACAACTCTAGTAATCTAGGCTGAGTAAGCGTTTCCGTCACCCTTTGAACCAACGATGTTTCGCCAGTCGGTGAATCCGTAAACCTTAGTCTGCTTGATTTTGTACACAACTGAGTCAACACCACTGTCGCGGTATACGTCAGTTTCTAGCGGTACGAAGCTGATGGCAACAAGACCACAACCAGTTTCAGCATCACGAGAAGACTCGTCTACCAAGAACCACTTGTTTGTGTCAGTTACACCTGAGACATACTTAGACCGTAGAAGGCTTGGAGTTGAAATAACTCGGCCAAACATACCTGAATGTACGTTGATTTCGTTGTTGTTTGACCCAACAACTTTATCTGATTCGTTGATTTCCTTCGCAGCTCGGACAAGTCCGTTTGCTGGAGGGATGATGATTGTGGTATTACCACCGAATCGAGGAGAATCTTCTCCAACATCATCTGTGAACGTAGCACCTTGTTCGCGGGCTGCGAAGTAAGCATCATCAGAGAAGGCTCGCGCATTTCCTGCTGACTGCACTGCGTTTGATTGAGTTGCCCCACCATCTGCTCGTGCGTGCTGAATTGAGATAAGACGCTCGTTTAGAGGAGTCTTATTTCCATCAAGACCGGCATTACCTCGCACGAACATTCGTGTCGGCAATACACTTGGAGCGCTAAACGCTAGGTTGAACACTTCAAATGGGTCTTGGATGTTAGTTCGGTTCTGCTTGATAAGAAGTTTCTTAGCTCGACCAAGGATAGTCGCGTACTTATTACCTTCCTTGTCATTTCGCTCGTCTGGTACGAGGAATGAGTTTGCATCCTGTTCATCCGGGTCAAATACTTCGGTCTCGAAGTTTCGGATGAAAGTAGCTCGTGGGTAAGTACCACCGGCACTACGCTTCCCACTTCCTTCCACACCAGTTGTACCGATGTGTCGCCATACAGCTCGGTCTCCGTCTTCAGTTGTTTCACCAACGTCAGTAAAGAGAGAATCCGCCATAGGGTCAGTCCCCATAAGAGAGTACGTTTTGTACGCCTCGAATGAAGTCAGCGCTTGGTCTTCAATAGCATCAAAGTCAGCTCGGACTTTGGCTAGGAAAACATCTGTTGCGCCTTGATATAGAGTTTCTGGGTTCATATAATCAATTTAGTTAAAACTAGGCGATGTTGTAGCCAAGCATTTTGCTGATAAATGTCAGAGATACTTCTCTGTCGGTTCGACCTGTGAGGCCAAATGAGAACAATTGCATGTTCTCTACTACTGAGAAAGCGGAGACAGTACTTTCATCTACAAGCAGACCTGTTGAGTCTACTGAGAAGTTTCCAAATGCTCCTGAGTTGTCGGTAGTTTCTGCTGCTGCGTCTAGGTCTCCAGTGAACTCCATAGGGATGTATAGAGGAAGATATGAGACCTGTACCATATCAACAGTCGCATTGTCTGCTGCTGCTGCATGGCTATCTTTTTCGAGGACTTTGCCTCCTTTTCCTTCAATTCCAAGAACGACTCCAAGAAGCGCACCGACTGTGCCTCCACCTGTAAGAACTACAGAGGTGTCAACTTGAACTCCCGGGATGATGACTTCTCCTTGTGAGAGAGTTTGAGAGTTCTGAATCAACGCTTTCTTAACGTCTTGTCCTGAAACTGGCTTTGATGGCTTGAACATAAGTTTCAAAAATAACCTGATAATTCAACTATGAAATCAGGTCATTTTAGAGATGTGGATGAGACTATTGGTGAACTCGGCGAGTACCTTGTGTAGAAACCTTTTCGGCTGCTTCATTAGTGATATTCGCTCTCTTAGCTAAGTCTTGTACCGCTTGAGAGAATTTCGGTGGTTCGCCTCCATTGTTTGGTGCGCCTCCCGAACGAGCTGCATCTGCTGCTGCTTCCGCTGCTGCTTCTGCTTCACGCTGAGACTTTTCGCCTTGTGCTGCTAACAAATTATCTTTGTCAACAAAAGCGTAAGCCCCGACAATCTCATTGTAGATGTTGTCTGCATCAACTTTACCTGAGTCAATCTTATCGAAATGTTCGATTACAGCCTTCCGCTGGTCATCTGATAAATCTTTGAATTGCTCATTGAAGCGAGAGATGGCTTTGTCCTTCTGCTCATTTCTGAACTGAGACATAGTTTCATCTTTTGCTGGTGGTTTAGCTTTGTCATCACCGGCTTCGGCTGCTGCTTCGGCTGCCGCATCTTCAGCTGCTTTCGTAGCTGCATCTTCGGCTGCTTTTTCTGCATCAGTCAATTGGGTTTGTACTCGGTCTCGTTCTTTTCGTAAGCCTGTGGCTTTTCCAAGTGATTCCGCTGCTGACTCGTTAGACAGTTTGGTTAGATTTGCTTGGTCTTCAACCGATAGCTTACCTACTTCTGCTGTCAACGCATCTCCTGCTAACTCTCCATTAAGAGTCTTCTCTAAAATTTCTTCTGGTTTCATAGTTTATATGGATTTGGCGACAATCCTGTTACGCCCTTACTTCGATGTCCGTTAATAAAACAATTTACATAGCCGACAACGCTATTACCCAAATAGTACCACACGTTTGTCGGTTGCGAAAAGTATTGGTTGATAACTAGCCTTTTCGATTCTTGATTACTTCACTAGCAAAGCTCGTTGCAGCATCAAAATGGTCTTTGAATTTGTTCGGCTTTTCCTTCTTCAAAGGGTCTGGTGCATCCTGTCGTGGCTCTGGTCTTCCGGCAATCATTGAACTGAGTACCTTGAGCTGAATAAACATCCCTTGGTATCGCTGTGAGTTTTTTGGGTCACTGGCCATCTTCTTATGAAGGCTGTAGGCCAAGTAATCAGTCAACCGAGTGAGCTTGTGCTTCTGGGTGGCCATAACAGAAAAGCCATCATCTTTCACTCCGTCTGGGATGTCTTTGGTGTACTCATCAACCATTATCTGGTCAAATTTCGCAGCGAAAAGGATGTAAAGCCTTCTCAGTATTTTATCTAACATAGTTTTTATTATTATTGTTCAAGCCCCTTGTTTGCTTGAGAACCGAACTTCATGCCGGTAGCACTTTGATTCAAATTCCCTTGCTGTGCAGGAGAGTTCTGACGGCCAGTACCTTGGCCACCGCCCATAGCTTGCTGTTGCATAGCCATTTGTTGCTGTTGCTGCTGGTTTGGTTGACCGCCCATCAACTGACCGATGTTCTGGTCAGAAGTAAAGCTAGAAGGGTGTTCACCATGCTTCTCAAGGAATCGTAGGTAGGTCTTATTGATGTCAGCGACACCAGCTGGGATGAATACATCGAGCATTGGTTGCAGCACTCCTTCGTTGAATGATGCTCGTTCCATTTCGTCTGACTTCTCAGGCTCGAGTTTAATTTCATCGATGAAGACTTCAAGATTCTGAATCACCTCCATTGGCATTTCGATAATCTCAGTAGTCTTACCATTTTCGATTCCCTTCTGAACTGCTTCAAAGTAAAGGTCGATGTCCTTGCTCACATTCTTCACGAACTTGACCTCAAGCGTACCAACGCCACCACGAGAGAGGGGAGCATTAGAGATACTAAAGTTACGTACAACATTTCCGTTGGCGCTGTACTTTCCAGTTTCGTAGAACTGAAGCATGGTCTTGAGTAGCAAGAAAATCTCCTGATGCAATAGGTCGTAGTACATCAGCAATGTGTTTCCAAGAGCTTGCTGCTTCATCTTCTCGAGTTCGTTGATTTCCTTCGCAGACTTTGGCTGGATAGAAGGCACGATGTTTGAAGAACCACCTTGAGCAAATGATGACATCATTCCTTGGAGTGAGTTCATCATAGTGAAGTATGCACCAGAAGCATCGTTGATTTGGAACTCCTTGTAGGCGGTCACATCGTTTACCGGCACAACTCGTTGCTGACCAAAGATGAGGTCAGGTGCTTCAAAGTCTGAGGTGATGATTGGTGGGTCGATAGAACGTAGCTCTCGCTCTACAAGCATTGTGTATGAAGTGTTGAGAATCTTGGTTGTGTCCTTCAGCAAGAATGGCATCGACATTCCGTATGCAAATTTATCATCGATAGCTTCGTGAACAGTCCAAGTGTATGGCTGACCTTTGTGAGTAAATGGATTTGGTCGAGCAACACCTTTGCCTAGCTCATCAAGCCAGATACCGTTAGCCATAACCTTCTTCTCATCCTTGTCAGTATCGATTGAGGTCATCACTTGAATCTTGTCTGACTGTAGCAACTGAGTACCACCAAGCAGCTTGTGGAATAGTGAGTCTTCATCAATTTGATTACCCGGCACAACGAACTCAGCGTTCTTGTATTTCGCTTCAGGAAACTCTGAACGGAAGTCATCAATGTGCATCTCCTTCATTCGGATAGTCTTGCCCTGCTTCTGAATGTTTCGTTCCCAGATTTTCTTCAGGTATATTTCCTCCAATGGGACAATCTCTGTGAAGGCATCATTCCACATTTTGGTTTTCTTGTCCTTGATGGTGAAGTTGTTGTTGGCGCGGTCAGACTCAGTAAGGTAGCGCAGGTCTCGCTCATCCATGTCATACCCAACGTAGTTACAGATAGTACCGTTCATTGTGGCGTATAGAATCTGCCAAAACTTTTCCACTTTGTCTTTTGACTTCAGCCGCCACTTTTTGTACATCGCTTGGAGTACTTGAGTGGAATACATATTCATCTCATCGCCAGATAGCTGAGGTGAGATACCGAGTGAAACGATTCGGCCAGTAAAATCAAGAACCTCCTTCCGAACGAAAGGTAGTGAGAAGTCGAGTCCGAGCGCTTCTAGGTCTTCAGACTTAGTGACAGTAGAGTTCCAAAAAAGCATCCGAGATTCAGTCCAAAAATCATCAAGAGTTTTGTGTTGAATTTGCCGGTATGCTGATTGACGGTCATTTTTGTATTTATAAAAGTCTTGGTATTCACCACCAATATGTTCCAGCGCTAAATCACTAGGGCGATAGAAGTCCTCGATTTTATATTTACCTGATTTTGTTTCTGGTCTCATACAATGCGCTTACCTAGCTGGCTTTTAACTTTTAGATTGTCTTTTACATTTCTTTCTCCCATATTGTGAGTCAGACCGCGCTTCAGGATTCCTCTCAGAAGCTGTCTCCGTTTCGGCTTCGGGATTTGGTAGAACTGTGTAGTATTAAAATTCTGTATTGCGTAACCACGCTTGTGAATGACATAGACATCTTTGCCGAGCATATAGTTAGCTGAGAGACCAAGCTCTCCACAGACCTTTTCGAGAAAAACTACAATATTTTTACGCATTGGAATTATAGTACCACAGTTTTCGCGGGCAAGGATGCTATACTGTATACAGTTTAACGATAATAATAAAAATAAAATGGATAAAAAAGTAAAAGCGGCGTTCGATGCAATCAACAAGCACGCAAAGAAGGATATTGCGGTAGTGGGAAGCAACAAAATTAAAGTCGAAGGCCAGTCAACAGGAGTTGAATTACTAGATTATGCAATCGGCTGTGGGGGCTATCCAAAGGGAAGAATCACTGAAATCTTCGGACTCGCTAGTTCGACTAAGACAAGTTTGTGCCTCTATGGTATCGCTCAAGCTCAAAGAGAAGGGAAGGTATGTATGTTTGTTGATGCTGAGTTCGCTCTCGACTTTAAGCACGCAGCAGCGATGGGAGTTGATGTTGACAACCTAATTGTGCTGAAGCCAGACTCTGGTGAAGAAGTGTTTGATACTATCGAGCAAATGCTCCGAGATAAACTAGTTGACTTCATTGTGGTTGACTCAATCCCTTCACTCATTCCAGTGCCGGAACTAGAGGCAGAAGTGAACAAGCCTACTATGGGTGGCCAAGCGCGACTAGTTGCTTCAGGATTACGCCGACTCGTACCACTAGTATCGAAGAATAATACGGTGCTTATTTTCATCAACCAGCTACGGAAGAACATCATGGGTGGTACATTCGACCCATACACAAAACCGGGAGGTATGTCTTTGAGCTTCTACATCTCAGTGAGCATCAGACTCAGTAACATGGGTAAGCTCAAGAAGGGTGATGAGATTCTTGGTCAGCAAATCAAGTTTCAGATGAAGAAAAACAAGGTAGGCATGAACAACCACGAAGGGGAGATGAGGTTTATGTTTTCTGATGGCTTTCACTCAGAACTGAACATGGTTGAAGTAGCCACCAAAAAAGGCGTTATCCTGCGAGAGGGTAACACCTATATGTTTGGCGAGACTAAGCTCGGTATCGGTAAGGAGAAGGCTAACGCTGCACTCTCAGAGAATCCGCAAATGCTTGAGCAGGTGAAGACTCAATGTCAGCTATAGCTGTCTCCGTAGTAAGCAATGTCTTAGCAGTGGAAACACCGTTCTCGATTACACATCGAGTTACTTTTGTTGGGTCTACAATTCCTTCAGCCATCATGTCTTCTACATTCTTTCCAGTCAGTACGTTGAAGTTTCCAACTCCGTCACCGTCTTGAAGGATGAGGCCAGCGTTCGCTAGAATCTGTAGATATGGTTGACCAAGAGCATCGGCGATAACTGCTTCACCGGCAATCTTGTCATCTAGCACTTTGGCTAGGTCACGTAGAGTCGTTCCACCTCCCGGTACGATTCCTTCTTGCAGAGCAGCTCGACAAGCTCCAACAGCATCATCAATTTTCATTTTCAGATATGACTGCTCAGCTTCAGTACTCGCACCAACTTTGATACGTGCAATTCCACCAGCTAGTCGAGATAGTCGAAGCTCGAGTCCTTTAACTGGCCCATACTTCTCACCGTCTTCGGCTTTGATAGCATTACGGACTTCTTCAACTCGTTCAGCTACTTTGTCTTTGAAATCTTCCTTTCCAATAATGACAGTTTTCTTGTCGCTTACGATAACTTTTTCAGCGATACCAGATTGGTCAATCGTAATGTCTTTGATGTCCTTTCCAGTTGTAACTGCAATCGCACCAGTAACAGCAGCAATGTCTTCTAGTTCCTCGATACTTTCTGGTCGCTTCACTACTACAGTGTGAATCACGTTCTTCTCCTTGTTGGCTAGAAGTGTCTGTAGTAGCTCGCCTTCAACTTCAGTAGCGATTACTAGCACTGAACTGTAGCCACCACTCTTGAGAGACTGGAGACACTGCACAAAGTCAGCATTGAGGTTCATAGAACGGTCAGTGACGATGATTGCTGGGTTGTTGAGTACCGCTTCACCCTTATTGGTGTTAATCATGTATGGAGAAGTCCAGCCAGAATTGAAGGTGTAGCCATCAACGCTTTCTGCTCGGACATTTCCTCCCGGTGCTTCAAAGACATCGATTGCTCCATCAACTCCTACCTTGTCTACCAGCTCTGAAACCATCTTGGCAATCTCATCGTTTTCTACAGAGACTTGAGCTACTTGCTCGAGATTCTCAACCGGGATAGACAAAGCCTTTAATGCTTCGAGAATCTTCTTTGTACCAACCTCCATTTCGCGGCGCAAAACCATTGGATTGTAACCATTTCTTACTAGCTCAGCCCCTGCTTCAATCAGGTGATGGGCAAACACAATCGTTGAAGTAGTACCGTCACCAGCCATGAAGTTAGTCTCCTCAGCTGCTTGTTTGACTGATTCAGCTCCCAAATACTCGTATGGGTCTTCAGGAATGATTTCGCGGGCGATAGATACACCATCGTTGGTTACGATTGGCATACCGTACTTTTTATAAATAGCGTTTCGTCCTTTCGCTCCCATCGTTGGAGCTACGGCTCGGAATACTTGTTCAACTCCCCTCATCAGTGCCTCTCGTGCTTCTTCTCCGTAAATTGCTTTTGTTTTTCTCATATTTATTATTATACTTTTAGGCTCTTAATTATAGCAGAAGAAAATGAACGAGTTTTGGCATCTGTTATATTCTTCCGCTGGCTCTTTAATAATCTCCCGACATTCACCGAGAAGTTCTCAACCATCACACGGCGGTCAGCTGTTCCGTCAGTACCGTGAACTGGCTTGAGGTTCTCACTCGTTGCTCCGGGCTTCGCTGCATACTTGGCATTAGATACAGCATCATACACTCGCATCACTCCCGGTGATTCGCTATTGAATCGCATCCGGGGGAGCATCATTGTAGTCGCATGATGTCTTGGTTCGTGGTTGATGGCGTACTGGTTGTAGCGCAAGTTGATTCCATAAGGCCGGAATGTATCAGCATCTGACTGATTGGTTGGTCGGCGCTTGATGGTATGGTCGAGTTCTCCAAAGTGGGCTACTGGCTTGTGCCAACCATTCACTTTCTCAATGAAATCGAGCTGTGGTTGGTTGTAGAAGCCATCTGTCTTGTTGGTGTTTGATAACCGAGCCAATTCGTTATTAATGTCTGCCATTGAAGCATTTGGGGTCAAATACGGCACATACCAGACTGAAGGCTTGTTGGTGTTCTCATACGCTTCAATCAAGTCGAAGGTTCTACCATTGAACTGCCAATATCCAATCACTGTCTTGTCCTGACGACCTCCCATGTCGAGACTGATGTAGAGAGGTCGATTCGGCACATACTCCAGTGGCACTACCTCCGCTTCTGTCACATTCGGGTAGTACTGAGACTTCGGAGACACAGAATAGTCGATTTGAGCCTCACGCATGAGGTCAGGGTCATCCAAATCAATCGCTTTTTGCTGCAAATCTTCGTACCATTGTTGGTCTTTCCAAGGGTGGTCACGCCATGTTAGAGGCAGATATGTACCCTCTTTTTCGCATCGATTCTTGAAGTCTAGGGCTACTTTTGACTCCACAGTGGTCGAAACGTAGATTTTCATACGTGATACTGAGGTCAAAGCGCGGTTTACCTCCTGAAAGTGTTCAATGTAGAAGCACTCATCAAGAAATGTAGTCGAATACCGCCTAGAACGCCCCGCATTGGAGTTTGTAGAGCTTCCGATGATGGATGTACCAATATCCGGGTTCAAGAGCTTTAGCATCGAGTCTGTGGCCGTTCCCTTCGACCCTTTTGGCTTGAATGACTCCGGTTTTATCCAAGAAGGCAACATATTCAGCTGCCAACGGATTTTACCGAAGATACAACCATCAGGATTGGCTGTTCCGTCATCTACTTCAGCCTCAGTACGTGAAAGCACGAAATCAGAGTAGTTTGGGTAGAAAAGCCACCTCCAAGTGAAGTAAGCCGTGATTAACCAAGTCAAACCCATACCTCGGGGCTTGTCGATGAGACAGTCAATGTCCAAGTGAGAGTCCTCGAACTCCCGAATCTTGTTCACAATGTTGATTTGGTACGGAAACATGAAGAACGGCTTCGGTTGAGCATCATATTCAGTCAATTTCAAGAAACAGAAGTCCTCAATGAACTTCACCGGGTCATTTGCATAGATGTCGAGCAACCTTTCAGCCCGAACCATCTCATTTTCGTGCATTTCCTGAAAATTCTTCATTCGCGCCCGCAATTTCGTCAGATACTCGTCTGAATTGTAGTACTCTTGGATTAAAGCGTGTCTCATATTAAGTTTTTCCAGCCATTTCGACCATCGCTGCTTCCAAATCTTCTCGCCCGGCTTGATTTAAGACCAATTGCTTGAAAACTTGGATATTTGGTCGATGACCGCCTTGTAATTTACTCATTGTTGTGGTCAAAGCGTTCGCGAGCTTGATTCGTTCGCCCGGAGACATCTTTTTGATGTCATCTTTGGTAATTCCAGTCATCAAATCGTTTGCCATCGCTGCCATTTTGAGCAAAGCCTTGTGATATTGAACTTCAGGTAGCGCGTACCTGCCCCCATCCATATTCGTACTCACAATCTCAGCTCCACTCTCAGTCTCTTTAACGGCAAAAGGCTCAGTGTATTTTCTGAGCATTTCATTTGCCTCCATCACGCCCTTCATCTCGTGAGTAATAGCGTGTGGATTTTCTTGGAGGTATTGTCCGATGGTAGCTGTAGTTGAAATCAATCTGTTCATAAAAGAACGTGTTGCATAATCATCTCCAGCAACTTCGTATCGCCACATCCATTCTTCCCATCGTGGATTTTCTTTAGCTCGGCCTTGGAAAGCTCGAATTGACACATCTGTGACACTGAACTTCCCTTCAACAGTAAAGAAATGGACTAAGGAGAACCAATTCATAAATTTCAATTCATCCCACTGAGCAAAGTCAGTTTTTCTGAATCTTTTCCCTACCAAATCTTTATGTTTATTTTTTAGACCTTTTTTACTCATAGCTAAATAGTACCACATTACTACTTATCATCGTCAAATTGATTTAGTGAAAACTGAGGTGGATTCTTCCACTTAGTCACATCTACTTCAACCGGGACTACTTCTTCATTGCAGCGACACTTCACTCCGAGCTTCCTGACTCGCTTAGCCGGGTCAATAAAGTGGTCAGAGTGCTTCTCAATCCAAATGTTGACGTACTTCTGCAAAAGAGGCAGTGTCTTGGCGTTTGTGTAGTCAAGTACGTTTCCTTTTTCGACATTGTGCTTCTCACACAAGATTTGTAAGTTATCATCATCAAACTTGTGAGCATCTGGTAGACCAAGCATGTTCAGCAGTGCCTTTGGAATGATGTGGTCAACAGTCAGATTGAGTGTGGCTGAACACTTAGGGTGACAGCAGTGACCGCCGTGGCGTTTTAGTTTATTTTTTACAGTTTGTAGACTCATATCAGAACGGTAATACCTCTTTAACCGGGAGGTCTGAGCGCTTGAGCCAGACTTCAGTATCTCCATGGCAGCAGTCAAGCATGATGAATTTTACCTCTATTTTTCCTTCATCATTGACTCTTTTCTTCCCGGTGTAGACCGCATGTTCCCCAAAGTGAGGGAAACTAGCTATCTCAACGTAGTAGCCCCCTACTTTACCGGCCATCGCTTAGCTTGTTTCATTTTTTGTTGGTTCAGACATCTCTAATAATCTTTTGTTGATTCGTTCAGACAGCTCCGCCTTCAATTCTTCTACACCCACTGCTTTGAGGGTTGAGTCACCATGCTGCCGAATCCATTCATCAGCCAGCTTGGTAGCAATCAGCTCCATCACATACGTCACTGTCTTTTTCTGCATATCAGGAGCAGACATTTTGGTGATGACTTCATCTGTTGTTAGGTTCTGTTGAAATTCGAGCATATTATTCTTTGTTATCTTCGATGGCTTTTTCCACCGCAGCGTTTCGCACGAAGTCACTGAAATCTTGGTGAGGCTCTAGTGCCTTCTCGACTTCATCAATCTCATGCTGATGCCAGCGGATGTTTTTTTGGACTTCTCTTTTCATACTAACGGAATCTGAAGGAGAGAGACTCGACCCGCTTCGCACCTCCCGGTGTGAGGAAATGTACGCTAGTCTTCTTCCAATTAATTCGTAAGAATGTGCCACCGCCTGACTCAATCGATGCCTTAGCTCTTGCTTCGACTTCCTTTTTTCGCAGCTTTAGACCGCGCATTGGTTGTACTCTTTGTTCCGCCTTTTTTCCGAACATTTGTTCGCGGATTTGTTGTGCTAGATTCATTTTGCATTTCAATTAATGAGTCGATTAAAAATTCTGGTACTTCAATCATGTGAACTTCAACTCCCATCTGACGAGGTACATTCTTCCCCCCTACTCGGTTTCGATTCATCGGGTGGTTCGGGCAGCTTGGCTTGTGGCTAGAGAACATTGCTGGGTTGACTGCCTTCTCTCCTCCATCTTGACCTACTCCAATCGCTCCTACTCCGATTCCAAACTTACTTGGATTCATCCGAACATCTCGCGCCAAAGCTGATTCTCCTTTTATAATACTTAGCTCTTTCTCACGCTTTTCTAATCGTTTCTCAATCTCCAGTTTTGCTTCCGTCATACTTAGCTCAATCTTCCTTCGCTTCGTCATTTCTCGGTTGTCACCCCAAAGTGCAATTAAGATGAATCCTAGAAACCCAAATATTCCGACAACTGCTCCAATCAATACTGATACTAATTCCATATTTATTTTATTACTGTATAACCTTCTTCAAATGCTTCGGCTGGTGAGAACGATGCGTACCCATCCTTGTAGAGAACGATGTACCACCCTGCAACCGGGTCATGCTTCTTGATAATATCTTCCGGCACGTTCATCACTTCGGTCTTGCCGTTTACCTCGAGCGCTAGATTCCGAGTCATATTCCCGGGATTTAGCTCACCGATATCTTTAATCTTCGCTGCTCGTACTGTCTTGTGAGAACGGTACTCTGGTAGTTCAAATGGTGGTGTCATACTTTACTTTATTATTATTAATATCTGTTCGAGACAGACCGGGGGGCGCAGCGCTTTGTTTGTGGTTCTTGAGCTAGTATCACCACCTTTGCCCTTTGCTAGCAACAGGGTATGTCCAGGCTACGACTCCCGGCCTACCTCGAAAGGCAGACCAAGAACGCAGTGAGAAAGAATAACTTGCTTAACGTGTTTCCCCGCCATTACGCTTGGGTATATCACTCTCTCACTCCGTCCATTATATCATATCTCGCTATACATGTATATACATAGGTGGGTATAGAAAAGGAGGGGTACAATTTGTCCCCTCCCTAGCTAGTCTATTCCTAGCAGTCAAGATTTAGTCACCCCCTTTCGATGTAAAAAGTACTCGATGAGACACTCGATGGTGTGGAAATGCAATCCCTTGTGCGTGTACTCACCACCGGCGGATATCACCGCATGACAGCGAGCGCATCTCATCGTGGGTTGCAATACGGACAGCCGTAAACGAAGATGCTGTGGTGTGGGCATCCTCCGGTCATCACGTAGTCCGGCGAGTGCGGTTGTGGTTTCGGTACTTCCAAGTCCAGTGCATATTGCTCGGCGTTACGAAACCTTTCATCAAGTGGTAAGAACGGTTGGTCATCCATGGTCTCCTCCTGTGGTTGAACGTCCGAATTAATTATACCGCATCTATTTCTGCTTGCGTATAATCATCCTTCACATCCTCTATGAAAATCGGCACTTCTAGCGCTGGAACAATAAACCCCCCTCCCTCTGGGTGAACAAAAAAGCTCTCTAGCAAATTCAGCATCTGTAGCTTCTGCTCCTTGGTGAGCATAATCTGAGCATACGAATTAGACATCGGCTCGGTCTCCATCAAAGCGATTACCCGCAAATCATTGAAGCTCTCCTCGTAGGGTGACTTAATCATACATCAAATTTTATTTCCACCTTCACCGGCCTAATATCGCCGAGCTTTATGATACTCGGAAACCCTTTGAAGATTCGATTAATCTCTGCCTGACACTCTTTGCGCGTCCGAAAGAACCGCCAATCGCTCGGCTGATGCAAACTGTTGTAGATAGTCCAAACAGAGTGTTCCATACTACCCTTCGCAACTTACACAAGTATTATCACCCGGCCCACGATGCACCCGAGGTTTCGCTGGCGCACTCTCACCCGACACATCCGGCAGGTCGAAATCCGGCACATCTTTTTTATGGGCAGAACTAGGACAGTCAGGCCGACAGACCAACTTCCCATCAACCCAATCCCCAATATGTTTCAAGTCTTCAATCTCTTTTATCATACCCCAATTCTACCATAAGTTAAACTCTACCTACGGAAATCCCGCACTGTTTTTTTAACTAAGCCCGAATCTAAGTAAGAAAAAGCGATACCTAGTTTCCGCACATCTTCGCGTGAAGCCAACTAGGAGAAGCAGTGAATACAACGCTCGATGGTTAGTCGATATTATGAGATGTATACCACCTTTCGCGAGCGAACAGCTTCTGGCGCTACCTTTCTACCTATAGATACAGGGAAACAGTGATTCCAAGATACCCTTATTTTAAGCCATATAAAGTTTTTTTCTACCGTAGGGGAAAGTTTTCTAGGTGCGCTCTGCTATACAGTTTTTCATTTTGGTCATATAGCACCGGGTGGTTAAGCGAAGGAAAGCCAAGAAAACCCCAACGATGGTGTTGGTTTGTAAGGGTTTTTTACAATTTTCGTTACAATTTGCGTTTGTGTGTGGGTATTTATATATATATTTTTGTGTGTACCTACTACTGCCACCCCTAAACGGTAAACTATAGGCTACTAGCTGCATTAATGCCTCCAGTAAAGCAATAAAAGCAAGGCAAACAAGGGCGACAAGGGACAAAATAGCCTTGTTTTGGGCGCTACATTGGTACTATTACGGTATAAAGCGGGTACTCGTAACCACCAGGGACAAACAAAGCTACAATGATTATGTTTCTACACTTGTATTAATGAGTATATAAAGAAAATTGTTTATAGATGTATCTAGCGCGCGGGCTGGGGCTATAGCTTTATTTTGCGGGGCGAAACTATCAACGGCTATTCTATACACTAGGGTTATATATTCTTTTATGTATGTTCAGAGCGCGGGCCTCCCCGATTAATACAGTTATTTATAAGGCTATTTATATCTATTATAGGCGATAGGCGCAACGGGTATATTTTCGGTATTTAGCGCGCGCGATTCGGGTATATTCGGGTATATATTAAAAAGTATTTTGACCGATTTTCGCGGCGAAATATAAGCAGCTTGACAGCGTAGCATTGTTGTATAGCAATGTTATATAGTGTGTATAAGTGTTGCATTATTATTATGGCTATGATACTATAGAGGAAGTAGAGAAGAAGACACAATATAAAAATAAAAATATTAAAATATGTCAACGATTACACCATATAACAAAACTACAGGACTAGAATACCAAGGGTACAACGTAATTTTTTTACGCATGGCGGGCTTCAAGTCACCCGAGTGGGCTACATTCTTACAGTGGAAGCAAGCGGGCTATAAAGTAAAAAGAGGTAGCAAGGGGACACACGCGCGAACATTCGTAACAGTAGACAAAAAGAAAAAGACCGACTCAGGATATGCACGGCTCCATTTTGTACTTTTCAACATTGAACAGGTGGAACTGGTAGAGGTAGAGGCGTAGCAAGTGGCAGGGCTGGAACTTTCAAGCCTTGCAACGTGCCACGGCACTAATTAAAAATAAAAATATAAACTATATGCAAAAGACAAAAGTAGAAAATATCCAAAATAATAGCGGGCGTGCTGTTGTGAACCAATTTGTGATTTATACACCCGAGGGGCGCTATTTTCAAAGCTATGCGACTGTGATCGCATTTGTACCATTTGGAGGCGGGCAGATTCTAATTGACCGCAACAAATGGGACTATTCAACGACTACAGGAAAATACCGCAATATTTTTCTAGGCGAAACCAAGGCCGAGACTACTAAAAAATTAAACGAGGGCATTTATAAATTCGCGGAATTAAACTAATTATATGGAAGGCTACAAAACTATAAAAAACGGCTTTTCTATTATTGTAGAGCCATGGAGCAATAAAATTACAGTCAAGGACTTAAACACAGGACATAGCACTATAAAAGTATTTAGTGACCATGTAACGGCGATATTACTAGCTAAAAAATTATAGATATGATTGAACTATATACAACAGGCGATGGGCTAATGTTTTGGAGCGAGGCCGAGGCGCTGGAGCATTGCGAGGAAATACGCGACACTATGGGCGAGTTTATCGCGTGCGAGTGCTTGAGCCAACCCGACATTGCCAAGAGCTGGAACGAGCGCGAGGAGGCTAAAAATGAGAGCCTATGAGATCAAAAGACGGCTACACGTACTACGTGTATATGGTGGATGCTGGAGGCGTAGCAGTGACATTGCTATATTCTACCCCGAACTACTATGACGCGGAACGATTCGATAGACAAACGAGAATAAAAGACCATAGCACCGTATTGACGGCGACAACCTACGAGGCGGGCGAGCAATTACTTAAAAATATAAAATAGTACTATGGATGAACTAAAAAACGAGCTGGAGGCATTACAGGCGCGAGCCGATGAGCTGGAGAACAACGAGAACGAGGAGGAATACAACGAGTTTATAAATGACACGGCGGGCGATGTTGAGATTCTAGGCATGACGTACCAACCCGCGCGAGTACTGGAGGAGGTAGACCCCACGGCCTACCGATGCGAGCATACAGATTTTAACGATTCGCTACTATCTGAGGTGAACGATGAAATTGATGCAAAGCAGGAAGAAATTGATAATTTTAACGACTAAAAAATATGATTGTAACACTAACCAGCGGAGGCGACTTTGCACCCGCACACGTAGATATAATGATGAAAGTACTGGATGATGAGAGTATAGCGGGCGAAATTGTAGCCAATGGCGATATTCTAATCGTAATGACTGAGGATGAACTGGAGCAATTAACAGATGCACTAAAAGCCTATGAGGAGGCTGTATACCACTAAAAATTATGGCTAAATACTGTAAGTTTGAAGAATGTGAAGCGAGTAGTATGCAACGATTTAACAACGATACATGCGATAACTGTTGGGAGAAAATACAGGCGAAACTAGAATATTTTCGCGGCGAAATTGAGGCCGAGCGCATGAGCTATGGCGAGATTGCCGAGCTACAGGAACTAGCCGAGCATATTGAAGCGGGCGATGTATTGCTACTGGAGTGGGCAGGAGTACCAGAACATGAGGCCGAGGAGATGCCACTATTCAAAGGAACGCGGGAAGCACTTGATAAATTAACTATACGATAATATGGAAACTATTGAAACAACACAATACAAGGGACTGACTGTAAAAATTCACCCCGACTATGACGGCGGGCGAGATTTTAGTGAGGACTTTACCAACCCCGAACCGTTTCATACCTACGGCAAGTGGAACGGCTACAATTTGTTTGAAACTGAAGGCAGAGGCGATGAGTTTACGGCGCACGTACTGGAGCAGTACCACAATGAGATTGCAGAAAAATACAAGTCACTAGCTGAGAGTCACTACCTTGAGGATTATGACCACGGCTATGATGACATGATTACAATGGAGCGAGCCGAGGAGCTAGTACAAAAATGGATGGATGCCGAGCTGATAATGATGCCGATTTATGTGTATGAACACGGCGGGATTACTATGCGAACCAGCGGATTTTCATGCCAATGGGATAGCGGGGAAGCTGGATTCATCTACATAAGCAAGGCCGAGGCGCGCAAAATGTGGGGCAAGGCTATGAGTAAGAAGCAAGTGCAATGGATTGATGAGCATATGACCGAGCATGTGGCATACCTAGCAGCAATTTGTGAAGGGAGTATCTACGGCTACAGTGTCGAGGATGAGGACGGCGATGTACTGGATTCATGTTGGGGATTTGTCGAGACTGAGTACCCGATGGAAAAAACCTACGTGTACAAGGAAGCAATGGATTCTGCTAAATACCTATACAAAAAGCGATTGACTGACCATCTAGCTAAAAAGAAGGCCGAGATTATGAACCGTGTACCAATGGGCGCGCGAAATAAATTCAACCTAGCATGAAAATGAACACCGTTTATTCTATAACACCGGACAGGCAGGAGCATTATGCAACCGTCCGAGCTGAGAAGCTGGCGGAAACTATCAAGCGATTAAAGAACAGAGGCCACTTAAACATTAAAGTAATAAAATAACTATGACAAAAACATTAAAAGGAGAGAAGTACATTTATGTATTGATGGCAATAAAGTTATGCGAACTTGCTGAGACTGGCGAAACGTATGCCAAAGTGGGTAATGACAGTGGAGTAAAAGGCGGGTTTCAATTTGAAAGACGTTTCAGAATTTCTGAACATGACGGTAAAAAGTACCTAGCTGAAACAAAATCAAGCGCACACATGGCTGACTTTACCCGTTACTATGAGTATCGAGTATACGAAACCAACATATCTATTGACGCGCCAACCGAATGGACACATTAAAAATCACAATCAAACAATCACTATGAAATTAATACTGATTATAGGAATACTTGTGTGGCTGGCGATAATTTTTCCACCACTATGGCTAGTGTACCTACTACTATTTATCATCATAAGCATAGATTAATATGAACTTAAACACCGAAGAATACACCGTACTAATGCAAGCAATTAATAATGCGCGAGCTGAGATTGCCGATGAACAAGTAATTTTCGCAGCGAAATATGAAATTCAAAATACATTACACAATACAGGGGGTTGAAGATGAAATTATTGTCACAGGTGACACTATCGAGGATATTAAGAAACGAGCTGATGAAGAAATGACTCGCCGTGGAGTAGACCAATCAACTTGTTGGAGTGAAGAATTATGAGCAAAAAGAAAAGAAACGTAATCGACGCGCCAAAAGTAACGAAGTTCCTACTGGAGGCGTACGGAATACGAAGCAAAGAAGTGAACGAGTACCACCTACAGCTGTTCCCCGACGAGTACGAAGGCCATTTTGACTGGTATCACACGACAGGGACGCTAGTTGCCCACCGCAATGGAGGAGCGACGAGTCTAGGAAAGATTATTAACGAGGAAGACGTAGCGCAGATAATAAACAAACATATTTATGGAGAAAGAATTATATCTTGAGTTTACTAATGAAGGTGAGATTGATGTGAACGCACTTCGATTACTTGGAGCGAGTACTAAAGAAACTGATGCAAGCAAAATTGGATTCTGGGGTACTGGCCTGAAGTATGCGATAGCGGTACTGCTACGCGAGGATGTGGCAGTGAAAGTATTCAGCGGTAAAAAGGAAATTAAAATTGGCAAGCGTAAAACCAAAATGAGGAACGAGACCTTCGAGGTGATGACTGTGAACGGTACACCCACAAGTGTGACCACCAGAATGGGGAAGGATTGGGAGCTATGGTATGCAGTGCGCGAACTGTACGCCAACATGAAAGATGAGGGTAGAGACACGATTGGAGTGAAGGATAAAGCTGAAGGCAAGGCGGGCGAGACTAGGATTTTTGTCGAGTTTAGTGCTGAATTGAAAGACGTATTCGATAACCTACCTAAATACTTTTGTTTCAGTAGAGAAGTGAAGTACGAGTTTGCGCTGGATAAAGTATTCACCCGCTACAGTAAAAAGAAAGGGATTATCTACCGGCGAGGATTCGCAGTTGGAAGCATGGAAAATATGCTATTCGACTACGATTTGCACGACATTAATATTAATGAAACCCGAACAATTAAGTCTTCATACAACTTGCCACAGCACCTTGGATTGGCTTTGAGGCGGTATGCACCACTGGAAGTGATACGGCGACTAGTGAACACAGCTTGCTATGAACGTGATGAGCTGGACTACGATTGGTCGGATGGAGCAGGATTCTGCGATAGCTGGCTAAACGCACTGCGGGGCATGGTGATTATCCCCCGCGAAGCTACTGGATTCTATGTCGATGACATGAGTGAAGCACATTTGATTTTGCCTTCAGGATTGTGTAAGGCACTGAACAAATTCTATGGTGACAGCTTGATTATTCGCGGCTTCAGCAACGGTAAGGAGAAGATTATGCAGAAGATTGAAATAAGTGAAGTTGAACGACAAGCAATTGATTCAGTGATTACTAAGATGGTGAAAGTATTCCCTGATGTTGGCAACATAAATTTATATGTAGCCAAAATGAAGTCAAACATACTAGGAACTGTAGATAAGGGAGGTATTGTGCTGAACCAGAACCTATTCAATATGGGCGAACACGAGCTGATGAAGACCATAATTGAGGAGTACATTCACATTAAAAGTGGAGCGACAGACCGAACGCGCGAGTTTCAAGACTACGCAACCCACTGTATTGCAACCGCGATACAACGTGTGAGTAAATAGCATTGATATATGTTCAGAGATATGTTATCATTGTTACGGAGTCATTATAAAAATAAACCAACCAACAACATGAAGCCAGATAAATTATTTAACGTGAGCCTGAAGATTGGATATGAAACCAAGCTAGGGATTGTGAAAGCAGAAGATATTGCCAGTGCGCTGGATTTTCTAGCCAGAGAATACCCGACTTGGCATGTAGATTCGATTGATGCGTCACCACGAACTATTCTATAAGATTATGAAACAACTAAACGAGGAACAAGTGAAGCAGATTCCAGCTATGAGAAATGAGGGTAAAACCGACCAAGAAATAGCTGATGAGTATGGTGTAGCACGCAATACGATTACTAGATGGGTAAAGAAGTTGCGAGAAGCCGGACACGAAATTAAAAGATTCCCACGAGGTGGGAGACCAAAGATGCAGTTATGAACCCTGACGACTACGATGAAGACGGAAATAACATTGTGCCTTGTCCTATATGTGGCGATACACGATGTCCAAGCAAAGAATATAATGGAAAATGCCCAGAAGAAGACGAATTTATTAAATGTCTTGAAGATAAAAAATAATTATGACAGAACAAACAGGAGTACCATTGCCAGAACACCAACCAGATGTAGTTGAAGCAGACACTGGATGGTCATTTTCCAAGATTTGGAACGACTCTATCGAGAAGCCAGATGACCGTGAGTACGAAGCGCGTGACTATATGTGGGCGAGTGAGCTAGGGAAGCTGTACACCGATGTGTACCTGAAGATGCAAGGCACGAAGCAGACCAACCCACCAAACGCACGTTCATTCCGTAAGTTTGAGGCCGGTAACTTGTGGGAGTGGCTAGTGATGATGATTCTACGGCGAAGCGGGCTACTGATTGAAGACCAACGGCGTATCAAAGTAGGCTACCCCGGATTGCTGGAAGTGAGTGGCAAGATGGACTTCTATGCTGGAGGTACACCCGACTACGATAAAGCAGCTGAAGATATTGCTGGACTGTACCTACCACCAAAGACCGAGCAAATGATGAAGAATGTGATTGAGCATCTACGAAAATCATACCCTGATGGACTTGAACCAAAGGCACTAGAGATTAAGTCAGTATCGTCATTTATGATGAACGCGCTGGAGATTACTAAGAAGCCACTAGCGATTCATGCACTACAGGCGTACCACTACACCAAGGATGAGATTATTGACCGAGCTGATGTGGTGTATATCTGTCGAGATGATTGTCGCATGATGGAGTTTCCTATCTTTGCGGGCAACCCTGAGTACGAGAAAATGTATGTTGACTACGTGACACAAATGACCGAGTACTACAAGGCTGGAGTGATGCCACCAAAAGCTGAGCCGATTGTGTTTGATGAAGTGAAGGGCAAGTTCGCGCTTGAAAGGAGTATCGGATGGAGTCCATATTTGACTTTAGTTTGGGAAATGGAAGACCAAATGGAGTTTGATGAGAAGTACGGTAAAATTCCAGCTGGATGGAACGCGGTGCTGAAGCGTATCAAGGAGGAGAAGAAAATGACACCGCTAAACCTGACACGTATTGAGGAGATGAAAGAGTGGGGATTCGATGCCCACAAGTGTGCTGAGATGTATATTCTACCCAAAGCAGATGATGAAGCTGAGGACAAAGACTAGTATAATTTACCAACTATTAATTAAGCAAAATATATGAACCTAAAAGACCAGATGAACCAAGGCGCTAAAGAATACGGTGCTGAAGGTGGAGGACAATTCCAATTTAGTAAGTCCGGCAAGTACTCACTGCGCATCCTATGCCAGCCGATTGCGATTGCTACCCACTTTTTTGGGCAGGGCAACCCATCACACGTATGTGTCGGTAAAGAAAAAGGCTGTCCGTTTCACACCAGTGACCATAAAAAGCCGTCAGTAAAATTCATCACCTACGTGATTGACCGGCAAGATGAAGACAAGGTGAAAATTGCTGAGATACCGTGGGCAGTGATTAGTGAAGTAGCCGACTTCCAAGTTGAACCTGAGTATGCTTTTGAGGAGTACCCGATTCCATACGACATTCTTGTAACAGTAGACAAAGCGGCTTCGCCAGCTGACATCTACAAAACTATGGCTGCACGAAGCAATAGTGAAGTACCAGCTGAAAAGATTGCTGAGCTTGAGGAAAGAATGAAAGAAAAGACACCTGAAAAGTACGTGGAGCAACGTAAATCTAAGCAGGTCGAAAAGATGGAGTTAGAAAAGCAGTATGATGGTGATGCACAACAGCAAGAAGCACCTGATTACCCTGAAGGGCCGGAAGGCGAACCAAATATCTAGTATGCTGACCGCAACAAAACAGTGTAAGGATTGCTGTGGCGACGGCTACCACCTACACGATAGCTGTGACCATCGAGGCGAGCATGTGCAAGACGAGTGGCCATGCGAAACTTGTGATGGAAGCGGAGAAGCATAGTGTATAATGGAAGGGATTGTTCTTTCCAAACTAAATAAGTGTTCATAAAACACCACCCACAAATAGGAAGACCGCCAGCAATGGCGGTTTTTCTATAGTCCAGCAGCGATAACGTCATCTACTGAAGTGGCTAGGATGTATTGGTAGCCGTGGCGCTCCACATCTTCTTGAAATTCCTTTTGAGCTTTCGATTGCACTCCCTTTGTGGTCTTACATTCTACAAAAACAACTGTGGCATGTGCGAGAACAATAATGTCCGAGACTCCCTTGATGCACCACTTGGGAGGTTTGCGGTGTATCTGATTTTTCGCATCCCAGACTCCGACAGTATTTTGTCGCCAGAAAAAGTATTGTGGTTTGTATTCCAGCCACTGGCAGATTGAGCTAACTACATCATTTTCAGATTCCTTCATTATCTTTATTATACACAATCGAGTTTCCGTGTTTATCGCAGATATTTTTATCTATAATCCCTTGACTCCAATACTCACGCAATTTGCGGGGCGAAAATACACCAAAGTATCGATTGAGCATGGTTCTACGCTGAAGGTAATTCATCACTCGGCTATATTTTTTCAAGTCTTCAGTATCAGCCCGGTTGAGCATAGCCCAATCAAGTAACCGGCGCACTTTTATATTGCGAACCATTTCGTGATGCTTGGGACATAGTGGCAAGATGCACCAAGCCTCATTGAGTGCCTTGCGAGCAAACTCGAAGTTGTGGTGAAATTGTTTATGTTCACTACCACATAGACAGCACTGGTGCATGAAGTCATCTGCAAGAAGTTCTTTACGCAACTCATCTGACATTCGCTCAGCCATACTAAGTGTCGTTATAGATTTTTTCCCGCTTGGCGCATTTGCTACATTGCCGGATGTGAATTTCGTGCCATTCGTGCATACACTCACCATTTTTAGCTTCACGTAGCGCTTCACGAGCATCATCACGTTTGAGTACCGAGTAATCTTTGATAATTTGTACCACTTCCTCTTTTGATTTCTCACCGACAAGCTCACGGATTTCGTACAAGGTAGACCAGTTGGTTTCTACTAAGAGCTGTTCATCAATCTGGTATTTCTCCACGTACAATCGATGCACAGCAATCAACTTTGAAGCAGTTGCATCAGTAATTCTCATCTCAGCAAGGTACTCAGAAAATGAACTCCATTGCTCCTTCCACATCTCCTCCAATTTGATTCTGGCTAGTCTTTCAGCTAGGACAATGAAGCCCGACTCCAAACCCTTTTTAAGATTAATTGTTTCCTGACAATAATCTGTTGGTGTTATTTCATTCATTGTTATTTTTATTACCGCACATAAACATGAAATTGCGATTCACAAATTCAGTTATACCTATTTCTTTTAGTTTATCATAGCCAGTACCTTCAGCCAGCCAGTTTTCTGCTGATAGCACGTTGGTATTTTCGAGCTTATGCACTGGTTCGTTCAGCCAGTCTGCATACCCTTCCCTATCAACTTTTTTCATACCAGCCTGTTCGTATGCTTGCTTGAAGGAAACTCCATCTTTTCTGAGCCTCTCAAACTCAAGATACTTTTTGTCTGCTCTATCTCGAGCCTCTGATTTTAGCTCATTGAGTTTTTTACAAACCATCTGAGGAATCACCACCCCCAATTTGGCATTTACATAGTCACACTCCATCTGGTGAATATTAATCTCCATCTCCATCCACTCATCAAGCAATTTTATTGATTCTCGTTTCTGCTCATCAGTGTTTGACTCCATAGTTTCCATTAGTGAAGACCATTTATCGTACACTTCTTGGTACTCCTCCTTCATAGCAGAACGAAAATCGTAAAAATCAGAAGTCATCTGGGTCAGTGCTGTAAGCATTACCCTCCTCTTTCAAATAGTGCTTGTCGTGGAACATGAAGAATGAACCGGGAGTACCGACTCGGCGATTCTTCACCACTCGAACCTTCGCTTTGATGTCGTCTTTTTCTAGCACCTTCCGGCGAGTGTTCTTGAGGTCATCATCATTTGGAACTCGCCAAACCATTACGATAGTGTCAGCCAAACGCTGCACCAAACCTGAGTCTCGAATATCTTCTTTTCGCGGCTCTCGACTCGAACCTGAAGGGTCATCTTTGGTGTGGGCAATCAGACAAATAGCAATATCGTGCATCACTGCGATGTTTTTGATTTTTGCCATCAAGTCTCCAATTTCCCATGACAAGTTTGAGTTCTTCTGCATCACTGCCATTGAGAATATCTGCTGAAGGTGGTCGATGAAGACAACCTTACAATCGAATTTCACCTTGGCCTCAACAATACGCTCCTCAATCCATTCTACTACTGGGTCTTGATTCTCATTCGGCAAATAGAAAAGTGGAAGCTCATCACTTCGAGCCGTCATTTTCTTGATGAACTGCCGTGGAGTAACCTCGAGTGTGAACCAAGCTGTCTTGAAGCCCTTGCGAGCCATGTTCTGAGTGATTGACATAGTGAGTGTCGTCTTACCCTCACCTGAAGGGCCAGAAAATAGCCACACTTCACCAGCTTCAATACCGCCCTCGTGCATCTCATCGAGTGACTTCACCCCGGTTGGAATGATGAAGCTGGAGTCTTCAGTCTCCTTGAGTTGTTCAGCCAAGTCGATACTGGAAACCATACGGTCATCACCTTCGTACTCAGACAGTTTTTTCTCAGCCTCAAAAAGCTCCTTGCCTCTGAGTTGACCAATAAACTTTTTCTCAGCCATAATTATTTACTTAACTCCTTATAATGTTTCTTTCCGCACCTCCTCCAGCAAAGGCAGACAAGCGTCTACTCCTTCGTTGAAGCCTGCCTCATATAATCCTGAACCGTCATCAATAGCTATTTCTCGTTCTTCTTTCTTCAAAAGTT